AGGATATTTCTTATACAAGTGATTCACCGCTATCCTCGCGCGGCCTCCACTGCCGTCGATTGTAAAATAGAGTAGTTATAATTGTTCCTACACAACAAAGAAGAATTATTACAACTACTCCAATAGCAAGACCTATATCAACTAATTGTTCACTATAAACCATTCAAAATAATCTATACAGTTTTTGGTTTTGTCGTTTAAGCCTAAGGATTTCCTATACTTTAGTAAGTAGACTTGAATGGCTGCAAGCCGTCGTATATTAAAAGAAATTGAAGATATCACTAAAGATCCTCCCTCAAATTGTACCGCAGGACCAATAGATGAAAATATATATCTGTGGGAAGGCATGATTTTTGGACCTGATGATTCGCCCTTTGTGGGTGGTGTATTTAAACTTCGTATACAATTTCCAGCAGATTATCCTTTTAAACCACCTTCTGTAAATTTCACAACGAAGATTTTTCACCCAAATATCAATTCTGCTGGAATTATCTGCTTAGACATATTGAAAACTCAATGGTCACCCGCTCTTACAATTAGTAAAGTTTTACTTAGTATTCTTTCGCTTCTAACAGACCCGAACCCTAATGATCCATTAGTTCCTGATATAGCAGATCTTTATAAATCGGATAAATCATTATATGAAGAGAAAGCCCGTCAATGGACACAGCGTTTTGCCACTAATTAAACACAGTAAAAGCAAATATTAATAATGGGAGAAACCTGTAAAAATACACTTATTCCAACTTCTCTAGTATTGAGACGATGCGAATGTTTTTACTGTGGGGCCGAGGATGAGGGTGCTGTTCTTGTTGAGTATCTTTTTGGCATGAAAGTGTGTAAAATACATAGACCTAATGCTGAACGAGATTGTCGGGCATATCTACATAGACAAAACTTTGTACGTATGGAGGATGCTAAGGCATATCCCCAATTAAAAAAATTTATTGATATTTTAGTATCTCATCCGCAACTCTCAGTTGAACGTACATGTGGGGAAATTGAAAAGGACTGGTCTTTGAGAATGGGAAACTATATGGAACCTGCTTTCTTTTCTAAGTCTGAAAGATGGGGTGTTCCAATGTATTGTAAGCGGATAAAGATGAATAAGACTGTACCTATTATTAATTTTCTGCGACCTGAACTTACTACAGGGATGGTGCTTCCAGCAGATTGGTCTGCTATAGTTGAGGATGTAATAGACTGTCTAGCAAATGGAGTTTACAAGGCCGACGCAGAAGCATACGACTATGCTAGAAATTATGATGAGTCTGAAACAATTACTGAAACAGCGGGTGTTACAGCAGTTGTTTATGAAGGTCATGTAGAACGTGTTTTCATAGGACACTTAGGTTACCGTCCTCGTGAAGACGGTGTTGAAAAAATCAGTGATCCAATCTAAACTATAAAGAGCATGGCCCTTTGTTCCTACAAGGAACATGGAAGCGACCACAGAAACGCCTCCGCCGGCAAATCCTTCTTATTAATCCTAAACTTTGTATCAAAGATAGGCTTGGTAATTTGTTCGCAGGGAATAGCATTCGAGCAGTTATGACCGATGATTTTATATAAATCAAAACCTGGGAAACGCTCAGTTCCATTTGCATTCTTCAAGACATTATATCCATCTTTCTGCTGGAGCCACATCCAAAGCAAATTAAATAGCGGCGACTTAGTTTCCATCACCTTAAGGCCCGGTTCTTCTGTCATTACACGAGCAGGTTTTGCCTCATCGGGATTATCCTCAAAGAGTGAATCCATCAATGAACATGCTAGACGCACAAGATCAAAAGAAGGGTTCGGGTCTACACGATTGTGTTTCTGGTTGAAATATGGGGGGCAATTATACTGACCCGCTGCGTCACCTTCTCCCTCAAATGCGTCACTGATGAAAAATCCACCACGCTTTCCAAGATGAAATGTGGCGCGATTAAAATCAATGATTTTGAAAATGCGGCCAAATGTGGGAACAGCATAAATACGAGGACCGCCGAGCGCATCCTTCAACTCATAATATAGTGTTGGCTCTGAAGTCCATGACCACATAATATTATTCGTATGTAAGTCATTGTGAACAAAATGATATTCCTTTTGTGCTACTGCTAGAGCCGCAATAACTTGGAATAACCAAGCAGTCCATCGTTGCTCCTTTGTGTCTTCTAAATCCTCGTCCTCTTCGTCTAAAAGAAGATCCATTGTTCCATCACAGCATTCTAGCACAGTTGCCATGACGGGAAAATTCTTGAAAATTGCGATAATAGGGGGACCACATGATGATTCGCTAAATGTATGACTTCCCGCTTCCTCGTCCAATTCTATATCATTCGCATCTACATCATCTGCTCGTGGAGATGTAGGAACCTGTCTTAAATTGAGCCGAGGAACACTTACTGGAATAGGAGCATCATCACTTTCTAGCAGTTCAATCTCATCGCCAATTTCATTATCTTCTTGGTCGATATCTTCATGTTCCACACTATTTCTCTGGCCTCTATCAGCCGCATCCGCATCTAAATCTTCGCAGGACGCAACATCATTAAAGTCAATAGATGTATCACTTACAATTGATCTCCGAGGACGACGGTCATAATCCTGGGGCTTAAAGGATGATGCTTCACCCATTTCATCAATGATGCGAAGTTCAAAGAGACCCGCTGCTAGATTCTCGGAGAACCATGATTCATGCTTAATATCTTCATAGTCCTCTGACAAATTAAATGTGTATTTGTCAAGGCGTCCACAGAAGTTTCCAAAACATCGCACCCAGTGGGGTGATAATTTCTGTTCAACAAGTCTACTAGCACAGACTGCGAAAAGAGAATCTAGATAGGCTTCATTATTAGGGTCATTTATCTTTGCTAGAGTATGTTGCCAGGCTGCCAAATATGATGGAAGTGCGCCATCATCAGGTAGAACATATTCACCACTCATGTACGAAATAGGATTAAGGATATGAGCACGCTTCATGAAAAGATTCGCGGTTTTCGTGGCGCCATCAAGGGGCCCGACCATTCCCTGAAAACGGAAAGGATCTATAAAACCCGAAATATCTTGAATCCATTCAGCGGTATTAAGCAGAAATCCCTCGGATTTACCCGGAACAAGATTTGTAAAGATTTTTTCTAAGGATGAAAAATACGTTTGAGCTTTTGTAAAATGGGGTTCAAGATATTCAACGACTTTTTGCGGAATAGGTTTAGATGTATATAAAATCTCAAGTCCCGGGCTTGATTTGGGTTCATCACAGAAAGACTTTGATATTTTGTTAATCTTATTTGCCGCTTTTTGTTTGTTATGCTTACCCATTACTTTTTTCAGAGGAAAGGGCTTTGCTACAAAACCGCAGATGCGGTCCGCTTCCTACAGAAATAATATTCGTCACCAAAAGAATGAGTACACCACAAGCACCACCAACAGGCAGCAATAAATTGTTGAATCTCCGTTTAAAGAAGTTTGACATGTCGCGTATCAAGGCTCGGCACGTGGTCGTGATGATTGGAAAACGTGAAACCGGTAAATCTTATCTTGTAAAAGATTTGCTCTGGCATAACCAGGATGTTCCGGTGGGGACGGTAATCTCAGGTACAGAGGGCGCTAATCAGTTTTACAGTAAAGTTATTCCTTCACTGTTCATCCACGAAGAGTATTCACCGTTAATCATCGCTAATATGTTAAAGAGACAGAAGCTTCTAGCAAATAAGATCTCCAAAGATATTGAGGCTCGTGGTACGACCAGTGTGGATCCGCGGACATTCTTGATTTTGGATGACTGCTTGTTCGACGCAACATGGACACGCGATAAGAATATCCGCTATTTATTCATGAACGGTCGTCACGTTCACGCACTGTTTATTATTACAATGCAGTATGCGCTTGGTGTACCGCCCGCCTTGCGTACTAACGTAGATTTTGTGTTCATTCTGCGTGAAACTATTGTTTCCAATAGAAAGCGTCTATACGAGCAATATGCTGGAATGTTCCCGGATTTTGAGTCTTTCTGCCAGGTAATGGACCAGTGTACTGAGAATTACGAATGCTTGGTGATTGATAACAATGCGAAAAGTAATAAATTAGTGGATCAGGTTTACTGGTATAAGGCACCGCCGCATTCGGATTTCAAGATTGGATCGCCGGAGATTTGGGCGCATTCAGCGGCCAATTCTAAGAACGATGAGGATCAAGCAGAGGACTTTGATGGGCGCTTCGGTGTGGGTGGCAAGAAGGCTAAATCGGCATTAATTCAGGTGCGGAAGTTTTAAACTATTATCTTGATTACAAACTATAATGGATATTCGAGACCAAAATGGAAATTCTATTAATATTGCTTTTATGGAAAAACCTGAACAAGATTTAGCACGAACATATATTGAAGAAAATGATATTGTGTTTGAACTTGGTGCAAGATATGGTTCTGTTTCTTGTATTATTAATTCTAAACTGAAATGTAAAACAAATCAAGTTGTTGTAGAACCAGATGAAAGAGTTTGGGATGCCTTAGAACGAAATAAATTAGCAAATAATTGTGAATTTCATATTATAAAAGGATTTGTCTCTGCTAAAAAATTAGCCTTAACAAATTTAGATAATTATTATGGAGGATATGGAGCAACATTTATTGAACAGGTTGAATCAACAATACCTTGCTATACAATGGATGAAATTAAGGAAAAATATAATTTGAAATTTAATGTTTTGGTAGCAGATTGTGAAGGTTTCTTAGAGCGTTTTTTTGATGAAAACCCGAATTTTTATGATAATTTACGACTTATAATGTTTGAAGCAGATTATCCAGAAAAATGTAATTATAATAAAATACTAAACACATTAAGTACAAAGGGATTTTTTCAAATCTGTAGAGGGCATCAAAATGTGTGGATTAATCCATTATTTAGAGAGGCTGTATAGCATTACGAAGTGGTTGAGCCGAATCCACCCGCACCACGGTCATCTCGCGGCTGCGGCAAGGCATTTAGTGAATCAACAAGAACCACCTTTGCGAACGGAATATAGTCCTGTGCGCAAAGTTGGAAGAAGAGGCCGCCCTCTGGGATAATGAAATCAAAATCGCTGTGATTATCTACGCACACCAGCAGTTCACCGCGATAGCCCTCATCAATAAGGCCTACACTGTTCGCAAGACGAAGGGGCGTCTTTGAACCAGTAGATGAACGCGGAAGGATGAGAAAAGGACTAGGTCCACCTGTAGCCGAGATACAAGCACCATAAATCTGGCTGCTTAGTTTAGCCGCCTTTCCCTTAGTTGTTGGGACTACAGCAGCAAGTAGAGGCAGATTTACACCCGAATCTGTCGGCCTGTAGGCATTAACAACCTGCTCAAGAGCAAGACGCTGCTGGGGATTCTCAGTGAAAAGATACAGAACACGGTGGGACATTTTGAAGTCAATTTCTTGTAGAAAAGGGCTTCAAATTTATTAAAATAAGCAGTTTAAACATCTAGTGTGACCTTTGCCGCCGCATTTGAGGCCAACTCCTTCTTACGAGCAATCGCCAAGTCGGCCTCTCCACCACCACCAAACATATCCGTCGGCAAAGCATTCTCCTCCTTAGAACCCGGTCCGAACTTGGGAACCGCCACCTTATTGCCGGCCATACGTTCACGCTTCTGCTCCTCGTATAAGGCCTCCTTTTGTGACTCATTCTGCTTGTAGTTCTTCATGAGCGTGTTCAACTGGTCCTCCGCATACTCCTGGTCCGCAACATCAGCCGGCTCAGGATCCCACGGTAGCCAGAAGCCCATCTGACCCACATAAACGTTGAAAAAGGGGTCCAACTTCTGAAGAGTCTTAGCCCGAGCACCCGCCTCTGCCGCTGTATCATATACACCACGAACCTTGAGACCACGAATGCTTGTACGAAACTCGTTCTTGGTGAAGAATTCCTCCTCCAACTTCTTCCGGTTCTTGAACATGAAGTTCTCATATGCCTCCTGGATCTTCGTTTCCTTGAAATCACGCATGTTCTTCTTCACATACTGAGCAAGGTCATCTGCCGCATCCTTGGATAAAGAAGCACGAACTTCCTGCATTGTCTTAACAGCGTCATCACGCCACTTCTTGGCATCCGTAGGTGCCGTAGCAGGTGATGAACCACTCACATCAGTGGCCACATCTAGCCCAGCATTCGCCACCAAATCCTCCACCTTAGAAATCGCCTTGGTTACCTGCAGAACCTGGTCCATCAGAAACTTCTCTGACGCTGAAACTTTGTACTCCACTTCGTAATTTTCCAAAAACCGGCTGTAGAAAAAAACTTCCTTGTTCGCCAACACCTTCTCTGGAGACAAAAAACTGAGGCACACATATTTCTGTCCCGGAATCTCCTTGTCCTGCTCTAGCCACGTTTGCTCGCTGTCACTCATCCTGGATAGACTAGACAAACAATCTTTAAAACCGGAACGCAGCCGCCGAAAAAAAATGTCAGACCAGGATATAGCAAATGGACGGTTTCTCTGTGGCTGACGTAATCCAGCGTGTAACTAAGTACCTCCTTGAGGGCCTCGCCGTCGCAGTTGCGAT